ATATTTAAAATATCGTATAAAAATATTTGACTTTATCATGGAAATACATCGTCAATCGTCCGTAAGGCCGTTGGTAGCGAATCTGCAGCTCATCCGTGTTACTGCTGTCAAACGGAGCGTCGCAAGGGACGATGCTATCTTGATTTGCTGACCCAATAAATATAATCGTCCGTATGGCCGTGCGCCCAACCTGAAATATAGCTGTGTGGCAATCATTAACATTGAGGTATTGAGGCCTCAATGAGGAATCTCAATGAACTCAATATTCTTTATTGAACTATTTATTATTATTTTTCTTATTATAGTTCATTTTCTCTCGCTGTTTAATTAGCCGTCTTTCTCTCTCGTACTGTTCTTGTTCCCAATTCTTTTCATCATCTCCATAACCTAATCTTTTGTTTTTCGCTCGGTAGTATTTTAATAACTCTTGATACTCTTTTTCATTGAGTGAACTCACTCGTTCGCCGCAAACCCACCTTTCACTTTTATCAAGTTTTTGTAACCACAATAGCTCACGTTCTTTCTCGCTGTATATTTTATTTCGCCAGTACGTTGGCAATGCGATTTTATAGCCTTTTTCTGTTCTGTAACATTCATCCGTATTATCATTATTGAACTTGTTTGCTCTGCTTTGCGTTGTTTTGGTGTAATTACATCCTATACCTTTTGAACACAATATTTTAGATTGGAAATTTTTATGTAAAATGTCTTGTTTTGTTATGTATTTAGTGATATAAATTATGGTTGCCTCATTAACATAGTTCTCTATTTTACCATTTCGGTAATATCCATTCCAAACATTACCATATTTCCAATGTTTCTGAATGGAGTTAACTTGGTCCGTCCATATAATTCCATGAATATGTAAGTGTTCTGTGCTGGTTTGGCCTAGTTCTGTAATCAACCAATGTCTAACTGATCTTTTAAATTCTTTTCTCCAACGTTCAAGAAATCTTCTAACTGATAAAGTTGCAATATTGTTGTCTTTTTCATATCCTACACCCTCACATTCATTATGTAGTTTTGAAAGTTCGTTAGGGCTAAATGTTAGCGTTATAAATTTTCCGTTCTTGTTAGTTTTAATATCTTCCAATAGTCTAAGCATCCAACCTCTAGCCTTTTGTTTTCGGCACTCAATACATTTTTGGCATCCCACTGGTACCAGTTTTACCCTTTCATCAAAAACGGCAGGAATATTCCCACCGTTTTTTTTGTTCGCTTTGTATTTTGGATTTTTGATAAGTTTAGGATATAAACACATTTTATTTGTTTGCATTTGCTTCAATTGCTTTCATTGCATCTTTTATTGGAGTCATGCTTCCGAACGTAAAATCTAGTTTATTTATTAGCTTTTCTAAACCACCTCCTATTACTTTATTCATGTCTGTATGGCTGACGTTAAAATCTGTTTGTAGTTTTTTCAAATACAAGTCAATTGCTGCTTGGTCTAACGCTTTCCATTTTTGTGCTACTGTTTGACTAATTTCCCAAATCTTTTGATTTGTTAAGTTAATATCTGCCCTAGCTTTATCGGTGTTTACTTCAGTTAGTTTATTTATGAGAAATACCTGTATTGCTTCACTTTTAATTTGTTGTATTTTTTCTTGTAATGTAGCTTGTGTTATTTCATTTTGCATTTTTAAACTCTCTAAAGTTTCTGCCTGTATCTCTACTTGATTACGAATGCCGTTAATTACGTCATTCATTGTTTGACTTTCTTTATAAACTGAAAGTTCTTGAAGTTTGGTATTTGCCTCAAGTAAGTTTTTTTGTGCTTTAGCGTTTTCTATTCCTTGAAGTATTGATGATGTTGAAGCCTCAATATTTTTACCTTGCAATGGTTTATTGTTTGCATCTGCATTTTTCAGATTTGTATCGGCTTCTATATTCTTGATTTGTGCTTCTTGCATTCTAAGTTGCAATCCCATTGCTTGCGCTGCCAATATTTCACCGCCTCCACTAGGGGCCTGTCCCCCTGATGTTTTTCCAGTTGCTACGTTTGCAGTTACTCCTCCTCCTCCTCCCATTCCATAAGCTAATGCAGGGTTTAAGCCTGCTAATTTCATTTGCTCAACTTGTGCAGGGTAATTTGTTGCCTTCCACATTTCAAGCTGTTTAGCTGCGTTGTAGTCTGTTAGTTCTTTAGATCCTTTGATTTCTAGATTTTGTAGTTTTTCCTGTTGGCGTAATTGCCGCCTGTCATTGTGCCCTTCCAATAGCAATCCCATTCCTGTTCCTATTAATCCTGATGCTGCCTGTGAGGCTGCTTGCATCCCTAATCCTGCTGCGAATGTTGGCATAAATTTAAGTTTTAATTTTTCGTGCTTTTTCTAAAAGCAAAATGTTTTTACCTTGATATATAAATATACATGCGTACCACTTGTGTTTATTGGCCGTTTCCGTCCGTGCCAGTCGCTTGTGTAGACTCGGCTCCGCCGTCTGTTTTTGGTGGGTTATGTCTTGCCTCTCTTTTTGCTAAGTGGCTTTTAGTTACTGCATCCATAGCTATAACTGCTACCTCAAACCTATCTGTTTTCACGTTATATTCGGGCATTACTCCGTTTTTACGCTCTGTGTATATTAGAGGCGCTCCGTCTTTAATCGGCTCTTTGTTGCTTGTTATTCTTTGTATTTTTTCCTCTAATCTTTCTCCAACATATGACTTATTTTCTTTGATAATTGATTTAGTTATGTTTTTGTATTGATACATTTTTTTAAGTTTTTTTTGTTTATAAAATTTCCGTCTTTCCGGAATGTCACCCTTGTTAGCGTTGGGTTCCGCTTCCCCGTCCTATAAATTTGGCATTACCTTTGCNNCTTAATTTTCGTCTTGCTTCTATATCCACTCCAATTTGTACCCAAAAGTTTTGAGCATCAATGCTCGTTTGAGCAAATATGTTGTTATATTTTTGTGGATGAATATAGGTTGTCAAATCATCAATTGTTAGTTCAGGTTCTTCCATAATCATTCCATATCTACGGTTCAAAGTCATGAACATTTCGTTATCTTGTATTGCAAAATTTCCGTATGTTTTATTGACATTTGTCATGTAGTTAAGCCATGCAGGTTGTTTTCCCGCACTTCTTGTTACCCATTTACTAGATGTCATATCCCAATGAGTGTTCCACCATGCCATTTGTTCTGTTATTAGTTCTTGAAATCCGATTTGATCTAGTGCAGGTTTATGTAAATCGTCCATGGTTTCCAGATGAATATCCCAATTATTGCCCTGTGAGTAGTCAATGCGTGGTGTTAAGCTCACAATACCTATTAGGTAACTTGGTTCATCTACTTTAACTACTACTTTACCTCCTTTGTGCTTGTTACTTAGTGCTCCTTTTCCTGCTAATGTTCCTAACACTTGTGTATTTCCGTCTCCCTGTGTTTCACTGTTATTAATTACTTCTTGAAATATTACTTCTTTGATTAGTCCACCCATATACATAGGGCTTTCAGCTTTTTGGTATCTGTCATGTGTATAAACTGCGTCCAACCAGTCATCATAACTTCCTCCTGATACTGCTATCCTGTTTAGCATGTCGTACACTTTTTTGGATAAGTTTAAAGTATCAATGTTGAAACTTCCGCTGCTTGTGTCAATTGCTGTGATTGCGTTTATGCCGTTTGTACCGTCTATCCACTCTGTGCTTAACCAGTTATTAAATAAATCCGATTGATATGTTTTTATTCCTAGACTTTGTTGGCTTGATTTTAGTTTAATTTCTGGATCGGATGATAAATAATTATATGGTGCTTCATCTTGTGAAAATACATTAAATGCTACTGGACTTCCTGCAGCTGCTAAAATTGTTTCTCTCATACTGTCAATATTTGATAGAGGAAATGTATTAACTTGTATTCCTCTAACTTGTGCTGATGGTGTTTGATATTCCCATGATATTGCTGTTCTATTACCCCACCTTGCGCTATCATACCAAAATCTTACTTCATTTGGTCCTGTATTCTCTCTCCTTCCTATTGTTGCTAATGTAATTTTTCCTGCATCTGTTACAATTGTAATTTGTGTTTCATCCTGTGGCATACCTGCAGCTCTAAGTAAATCAATGTAGCTATTTACATTTAGCGGCAATGCTTCAGTACTAATTCCTGTTTGTGGTAATGCTGATGAGTTAACCTCCATTGTGTTAACATTGTGTTGTACGTTTGTCATCTGTAAATCTATGGCCGCTCCAATTTCTTCTTGCTTGTTAGCATAATAATTTTTATAAATATCCCAATAAGACAGTAACGGTATTGCATTAAATCTACGCTCTGCAACAGGGTTTTCGGTCATATTAACTCCAATTCCTCTAATGCCTAAATATGACAATAAACAACTTGGGTTAATCTGTGAGTTATCATAGTCTTTGATTGTATTTATTACCTCTGCTGTTTCATAAGGTGCTTCAAATCTTAAGTATGGAAGTTTTACACTTGCCATATTCATTCCAATCCCCAATTTGTTATTGTGTAACTGTCCTTGATATAATCTGATTGGACATTGGAATATGTCAAGCTGCATTTTGAAGCTCCCAAATAATGGTCCAATAGTCGGATGCGTGTTAACAAAAGCATCCAGTGTAATATCAAATGTATCACCCGGTAAAGCTACTTGTGTCATAAATGGTACTAATGTGCCAGCCGACATTGTACTCCTCCATATGTAGCCTAAATCGTGAGTGCTACGTTCATAGTTGTGTAGCTCAACTTTCATTTTTTTTCCAGCGCCTAGTCGGTCACCGCCTAATGTTTTTAACATAGTTTTAATTTTAAATGTGATTGTTATTGTTTGCTAAATCGTTGATAAATTTTTTTTGGGCATGTCCTAAGGCTAAATTAACACTTATAATTAAGTCCCAAGGTTTATTGAGAATTTTTTCTTTTGCTTCTTCTTTACTCATAAATTCTGTCAATCTGTAAGAACCCAATGCTATAAATGTTCCCTCTTCTGTTGTTACTAGTTCAAATGGGTTATCATCAAATTTTTCTCTTTCAATTAACTGTGAAGATTGTTTGCTGTCCTGTACTTCTGCAGATGTTTGTGTATTCAATAACTCGGTGTTTTGTAGTTTCATAAAACTTTTTATTTTTTTTTGCAATATAATATTGTTTTAAATCAATGAGTTTCTTTTGTAAGATTTCGCCTGTATGTTCGTCCACATATATGCTGATTGTTATCCACTTTAGTTCTTTCATTTGACTTCTTTTTTATAGTTATCAAATACATTTTCAAAATCACCTATTTCAGTTTTTTCTAAACCCGATAGTTGGAAGAGTTTATTATATTCCTTTTCTGAAATAATTAATGTGCAACGTCTTTCTGCGAAATCTTCAATACTTATGTAATACTTTATTTTTCCTGTAAAGTCTTTCATTTTACAAAGTTGAGTTTTCATTTTGTTTTGTTTTAGTTTTAGATAAATTTTTCAATATTACAACATTTCTAGTTATTAGATTAATTAAGATTAGTAGATCACGGTATTTTTCCATTTCTACTAAATCTTTTGCAGTTTCTAAAAGTGTTGTAATTTCTTTTTTTTTGATAATTAGTTTTTCCATTTTTGTTTTTTTAGTTATTAAATTTGGAATTCTGAAACAAATATATGCTGGTAATATTATAGTAACAAATATTTTTATATGATTTTTTAAAATAAATTATTTTCAACTATTAAATTTAGTTAATATTTAAAATATCGTATAAAAATATTTGACTTTATCATGGAAATACCTTCATTATCTTGGGGAGTTTGCAAAGTTTGCAAAGTTTGCAAACGCTGCAAAGCCGCAAACCGCAAATTACACTTTTGAATTTTAATCGTCAATCGTCCGTAAGGCCGTTGGTAGCGAATCTGCAGCTCATCCGTGTTACTGCTGTCAAACGGAGCGTCGCAAGGGACGATGCTATCTTGATTTGCTGACCCAATAAATATAATCGTTCGTATGGCCGTGCGCCCAACCTGAAATATAGCTGTGTGGCAATCATTAACATTGAGGTATTGAGGCCTCAATGAGGAATCTCAATGAACTCAATATTCTTTATTGAACTATTTATTATTATTTTTCTTATTATAGCTCATTTTCTCTCGCTGTTTAATTAGCCTGTG